CATATGGAAGCGTGAAACCTTTTTTATCAGAAAAATAAAAGCGGAGGTACATTGCTCCACTCTCATCTTTAAGAACCTCTACCGAGTTTGGCTTTAAGGGCCATAGCTCTTTGAGTTCATAGGTTTCATAATCGTAAACTGGGTAAATAAATGCATTGTTGTTTAAGTAAAGAAGAGTCACAACTCGATAGATAAAATCATAAGGCGACATTAAAGGGTTTGGCTGAAACTTGAGTAAATAACTTAAGTTACCATTCTTTTCTTGCACCGTTTTATCATCTTGAGTTTTGACATATCTTGGCTTTAGTTTTGCTGCATGATTAGCAATCCTATCAATGCAGATTTTTACCACATCAGACATGTTGATGTTATTTCCAAAATCTTGGAATAAATCTAATGTCGATTTGAAAACGTGAGCATCATAATTAACAGGTGCTACTACTTTTTTCTTACGTTTGAACACATCAAATAAGCCCATAGCTACCTCCTTAACTAATCATGCTTTCGTAATCGTTTTTATATCGAGTAAGGACAGCGTATGTAATTATTAACGCAACGCAGCCATCGATTCTTTTTAATCTGCTATTTAGTTTACTAGGTTGGATATTACCATTTAGGTCAACCTTCGCTTGGGTGTTAGCAATACACCACTTCAAGATTGGGTTGTTGTTATAAATAACCAGCTTGTTTTTGAGGTCTCCCTCTAACTGCTTCATTGGTTCTGATAAGGTATAGATGCCTTGACGAATCTTCTCCATTGTGAAACCGGCTTCTTCCATTTCCTTTACCCAATATTGAGAATTCCACGGATCGTAGCCAACCCATAATGGGCGGATTCCATACTCTCTTACCATTTGAATGAACCACTGAGTGACTTTAGAGAAATCGTTTTGATTTCCATCAGTAAGAGTAACTAAGCCCTTCTTAACCCAAATATCGTACGGAATTTTATCTTCCTCCACTCTCTGCTTGATTAAACCAGCAGGCATAAAGAAATGAGGGATGACATATTTCTTTCCGTTTTTGATAATAAGTAAAACTGCAGCGGTTAAGTCTGTAGTTGAGGAAAGGTCCACACCACCAATAGCATAGCTATCTGATAAGTCTTTTAAGTCATATTTGGTTTCGTTATTGAGTTCACCAAACGTTAACCAAGAACCACTATCAATTTGTTTGATATTAAAGTCCTTACATAGCATCGTTACCTTCGTAGCTAAGTCATTCCTAGCTTTGTTCATAACATCATTGAAGTAAGACAAAGTCTTAATCGTTCCAATGCTAGGATTTGACTTTTGCCATGAGGAAGGAACTTCAAATACCTCATCCACTGAATCTTGGGTATAAAGCCATGGAAGGATTCTTTCGTCATCAATCTCACCCTTTATCATCTTTCTGACATAGGTAAGTTTGTCATCAAGGAATCCATCCACCGTTGTCCCTTCAGTGGTAATGATGAATATTAAAGGCTCTTTCTTAGTCGATTGGGATTGTTTAATAGCATCGTAGACCTTTGAGTCGGTCATTTCATGGACCTCATCAATACAGCCAACTTCGATGTTATAACCATCTTTGTTTCGGCTTTGAGCAGAGAGCTTTTTAATCTTGTTTTTGTTCTTTGGAGAATAGATGTAGAAAATATTCTTTTTAGAACGTTTTTCGTTTCGTAGAGCTTTGCTCTGCTCACGCATGTTGTTGATTTCTTCAAAAAGGATGCTCGCTTGATCGTTTGTGTTGCTCGCACATACGATGTCTGTTCCACCTCTAGAAAGAAAGAATTCCGCTAAATCAATAGCTGCGATCAGACTAGTTTTTCCGTTCTTGCGGGCGATGAGAAGCAAAGCTTCGTTAAACCTTCTGAGACCAGTGTCTGCCATCTTAAAGCCATAGGCACATTCGAGGAATGCTTTCTCCCAAAGCTCTAAGATGAAAGGCTGACCATTGAAAGGACTCTTTGTGTGTTTACAAAACTTCTCAATGAACTCGATTCTTATCTGACCTGGTTTCTCATCATAAACATAACGTGGATTATCTAAATCACTTTTTAAGCGTTTTAAGACACTTTTGAGTTCCTGACCAGCAATTATGCGGCCCGACTCTATTTCGTTGATGTACGATAGTAAGAAACTCATTCTGTGGTATTTTCTTCCGTTTTAACAGGCACCGGAATCTCGTGATAATGAATCTCAGAGTCCTTTTTGCCTAAAACGAGCTTCTTCCCCAAGATAGAACCATCGGTGGCACTTTGGATAACACATCCATCTTTAGCGACTAAAATTCTTAGTCCTTTTTCTTCAATGATCTCCATAACGTTATTCCTCCGGTGGTACTAAGCTGAATGTTCTATTGGTACCGACATTGTTATTTGAATAGGTCTTAAGCTTAACTTGAGTGACTTCTCCACTACTGAATGTAATGACACCAGTATCGTTGATGACTTCGTTTAGAGGCACTGGCATGAAGTTGCCCCATGCACTTGGGATATAATCACCACCACTGATATCAATCTTAAATGTTGTTTCAGAGAGATATTCGTATGTGAAATTAACGGCGTTGCCTGTACACATGATGCAGCCAAAACCAGATGCAAACTCTAATTCAATCTCAATTGAGCTATTCGAGTAGCGGAAAAACTTCCCTGCTAAAGGATCGTTTCCACCAACTATACCAATGGACCAATTCTTACTAGTAGCAATCGCAATATCCTCAGCTTCTAATCTGTCATAGACAGTTTGATGGATTGAGATGACTTTAGATGCGGCTCCTGATAAGTCCTTTAAGTTTCTAAACATTTGAATCACTGATTCTCTGGTTAAAGAGGTACAGTTACCAAAGTTCGCATTAACATTAAAATTACTTTGAAGCGTAATCTTACTTAAAACAGGACAGTCCTGAATTGTATCTTGAGTGATAGCTACATTGATTGTGTTAGGGAACCAGATCTCATTTAAGAGCGGGCATCCTTTAACAACTGCTGTACCACCACTAAAGCTTTGTAATCTATCAGGCAAATAAAGCTTCTTAAGATTTGGAATGTTCCAGAAAGCATAAGAAGTTAATTGTCTTAGATTTGAGTTAGCACCAAAGGTCACAATCTCACATCCACATGCACTTAAGTTATATTGGCCCCAGCTAGATAAAGAAGATGGGAATTCAATATCATCCAAATCAGGAATACGATAAAGTGCGTTGTTTTCTAAAGTTGCTAGTTGGCTACCAGGTTCAAATTCAATATGGGTGCAACCACTGTTATAAAAAGCGTGTGCTTTAATTGTGGTAACCGTATAAGGAACTGAAACCGTAAACTCATTAGTAGCTTCTGCTAAAAAGTTAGTTGTGATATAAGTGACACCCTCTGGAATTTCAAAGTGGTCAAATCTACCTTCAACTAACTGGGATAACAATGTGAATTCTTCTGAAGTGTGGATGATTCCTAGATTTCCTTTTAGGACTGTTGCCACGATTGGTTCAGAAGCATAAATATAATTTGCTGTGATTGTTGAGTCGCTATTAGCAACTTCATCACAAGCGACAAACGACATTTCCCATGCACCTTCATAAGCTGTGATGGCTTTTGGGATTTCAAATTCGTTGTCATGAACCCTATAAAGATAAGTCGCTGATTTGTGAGTGAATTTTAGATAATGATACGTGCTATCAATTTCACTATCCACTTCAAACAAGAGTTTTACTCTTTTGGATTCACGATAGACGGATATCTCAAATGGCTCTACATCTGATGTAAGCTTACCGTCTTTACCGACATGAATATTTATTTCATACGCCATTTGAATTATCCTCCTAGCTTTTTCATAAACTCATCAAACTCATCATCTTCATCAATCGTGTTTTTGCCCATGATTGAATTAAGTGTTTTGATGATCGTTTGATAAACAGCAAGCGAAGAAAGAAATGTCTTATAAGACACTGATTCTCTAAACTCACCATTTTTCATTTGAACTGCACCATACTTTTTAATCTGCAATTCGAGTCCGTCTAATTGGACCTTTAAAAAAGCCGCCTTTAATAGCAGCTCATTTACTAATTGTGTTTTACTTTCTTCCACGTCTTTGAATAGAGCAGAGAGTCGCTCATATTCTTTTTTGACTTTATCATCCATGAGTTTTTCTCCTTCCCTACCAAAAACTGAATTTTGAAAATTTCGGCCTCGCACATTTCGGAGGTCGGGGCCATCGGTACTTCACAATCAATCTCTGATTGGTGACCGGGCGGG